AAAAAGACAAGTTCCCTGTGTATGTTGCTACAAACATGACTGGCACTTCAACTATTATAACAAAAAAAAGGCCTCGCACCATAGGGGGACATGGATATAAAAATTAAACAATTATGCCAACAGTAAAATTACCCAACGGAAGACTAAAGACTTTTCCTTACAATGCAGTAGGAAAGGCTCAAGCGAACGCATTCATGAAAATGACTGGAGGTAAGATTAAGAACAATCCAAACTACGGTATGGAGAAAAAAACTAAATCAGGATATTAATGGCTGGAAGGACTAAGAAGAAAGGAAATAAAATTTGTGCTTCAGGGATAGCCTGGGCAAAAAAAACCTTTGACAAGTACCCTTCTGCTTATGCTAACATGGCAGCTAGTAAATATTGCAAAGACCCTAACTACGCTAAAAAAAGTAAAAAATGAGTAAATTAAGTAAGAAACAACGTAAAATTGCTAGAGCCGCTTATCCTATGAATAAAATTACAGGAGCAGACTTTAAAGCTTTAAAAAATAAAAATGGGCGAATTAAAAAAATGGCGTGATCAACAATGGGTTCGCATTCGAACTGATGGAAAAATAAAGGGTGCTTGTGGGACTAGTAAGAATAAAAAAAACCCAGACAGGTGTTTGCCACTTGCTAAGGCTAAACGTTTAAGTAAAAAAGCTTTAGCTTCTACAGCTAAAAAAAAGAAAGCCTCTGGAGGTAGAATTCAATTTGTAAATAACACTTCAACCGTAAGAAAAGCATAATGGCAAAGACATTTAAACCTCACAAAATGTACAGTAAGACAGGAATAGTTAAAATGGCTAAAACCATGAAGGATCATTTGTCTTTAAAAAAGAAGGGCTATAATCATACTAAAAAGTAATGGCTAATAAATCTAAAATGAAATGCAATGTCGTTACTAAAAGCGACAGAGCTGGAAAAAAGAAAATGGTAAAAGCTTGTTCTGGCGGTACAGAAAAGCTGATTCATTTTGGAGCTAGCGGATACGGACACAATTATTCTGCCGCCGCACGCAAGTCTTTTAAGGCTCGTCATAAGTGTGGAACTGCTACATCAAAACTTACCGCAAGATACTGGTCTTGTAAAAAATTATGGGCAGGTAAGGGAGGATCAACTCAAAGTTCTCCTAAAAATATTAAAGGAAAATATTAGTATCTTTGTAGGGAACAAAAAGATATAATATTATGAAACAAGGTTACAACTCTCGTTTAGATGAATCATTAGGTTCGCGTAATGGGAAAAAATCTCAAAGTTACAAAGCAAGAAGAGATGAGTCTAAAGGAGCGATGAAGCACTTTGGTGAGCATCCTTATTCTGCAGATTCAAAAATGAAATAGATTTTTATGGCTAAGGATAATAATTTTATACAGAATGTTTTTCAAGGAGCTAAGCGTAGAGGTACTCTAGGCGATTGCACTGGAAATAAGTATGGAAGTTCTAGTTGTCCTGTAGGATCTAAGAAGTATAATTTCGCCAAAACAATGCGTAAAATAAATAAATATAAATGATAGATAGCATTAAATGTAACTGGAATAAATTAATATTATTTTTCACCTTCTCTCTTAGTGAGTGTAAAGATGGAAAATGTAAATGTAAAAAATGAAGTCTAAAGGATTAGGAGATAGTATAGCTAAATTCACTAAAGCAATTAAACTAGATAAGCTGGTTAATGCTGTGACAATTGGCGACTGTGGGTGTAACGATAGACGGGACACTTTAAATAGAGCCTTTCCTTATAAAAATAAATAATTATGGCATACCAAAAATTACAAGCTGGCAAAGCGTGGTCAGTTTATCCTAGTAATAACACAAACATTCCTGACATTAGCGTTGTTGGGCCTACTGGAAATACAGATGGTGTTGACGCTGGAGGCCTGTTGCTTATTGATAGCACTAGGACTGGAACAAATCCATCAACCCCTGCTACACTGTCATTTACTTTGAGCGGTTTAAAGCCTGGGATGATTATTGTAAATTCTACAACAGGGAAACAGTCAGAGCTTGTCACTGTAGTTAATGGAACTACATTAAAGGTTAAAGATGCTATATTTGCAGCACAACCTGCGGCTTACTCTATATATGGGGGAACTCAAGGTGGAGCTGTTTTATATATAGGAACGGCTGGATCTGTAAGAGTCACCACAGTAGCTGGTGACGATGTTACATTTGTTGGAATTAACACTGGAGCATTTTTTCCGGTTCAAGTTACAAAAGTCTGGGAGACTGGAGGAACTACGGCTTCTAACATTATAGCTCTTTGGTAGTATGATCATAATGATAGGTAATTATATCGGATATAATAACTATGGAGTTAACCCTCCATTTGGAGGAAAAGATTTAATTACTCAAATTGGTATTCAGATGGTTACAGAAAATGGAACAGGATTACCTAACGAAGACATAATAGCAGAGTAAGTAAAGTAACAATATTATAAATAAAAAAAAATGGCAGTAAAATTTTCAGACTTCACAGAAGCAACCGATTCGGCATCTGTCGAAAAGATAGTTGGATATACATCTACCGGGGATTTAAACCTTCAGATACCTCCAGCGAATTTAGACACAACTTATGTGGTTTCAACTACAGATGGCACAGCGCCAATTGTTAACTTGACAGCAACAAAAGCCGGGTCAACACCGGCATCATCACTTTTAAATTTCACAGGATCTGGAGCAACAACTCTTACGGGTAATGCTTCAACTTCTACTATTAATATATCGAGTGATCCTGGTGTTACTACATTTACAAATGCAAACGGAACTTATATTTCTGCAGGAACTGTAAATACAGCCGCATCTGGAGCGGTAACAGTAGGCGCTATAGATCTAAATGCAATTGATGGAAGTTCAGACGGTACTACGAGGTTTTTAAGTAAAGATAACACGTGGGATGTTCCTAGTTATTCAGGGGGGGCAGGTGTTTACTTGCCACTAGCTGGTGGAACGATGACTGGAAACCTTGATCTTGATGCTAATAATAGAGTATTATTCGGAACAGCTAACGACTTACAGATATACCACTCAGGTGCAGCTAAAATATCTAATTCAACAGGTCAATTAGATATTGAATCCACGGATGGAATAACTCTTGCCCATGCAGCTGTAACTAAACTAGCAACAGCAACCACAGGAATAACAATAACAGGTAAAGCAACTTCAACAGCAACAGTAGCTGGAGACGGAGCAACAACGTTAACAACAAAAGGCTATGTAGATGGTCTTGCAAGCGATGTTACAAGCGTAAATTCAGGCACACCATTTGATTCAACAGGTGCACCGTTAGCTATATCTCCAACATCGGGAGCTGTTATTGTAAGCTCAGCGATCTACAACGGAGGAACAAATATAGGTGTAGTTCCTGGCGGAGGAGCGCCTACTACGTTTTTAAAAGGAGATGGATCTTGGGCAGTTCCTACAAATAGTGGAGGTACAGTTACAAGTGTAGGTCTTAGTACTGATGTAGCTGCGCTTACAGTAGCTGATACACCGGTAACAAGTTCTGGCACTTTAGCATTAAACAAAAATGGTGGAACTGCTGGTCAATATATTGATGGTGATACTGGAGCTTGGACTGATTTACCAGCAGGTTATACTCAATGGAGCGCTATTTCAGATCAAGGTGCAAGTTTATCAATAACAGATGGTACAGTCTTAGATTTTAATGGTAGAGTAGCTAGCGATGGAGCATATGGATCTGGTTTGGGCCTTGGGGCTGGTATATATACAGATACCGCTATAAATACAGGAGAAGTAACAACAGGATTAATAAACAACGGCGGTACACCAAGTGCTACTACTTTTTATAGAGGAGATGGAAATTGGGCAACAGTAGCCGGAGGATACACAACTGAATTTATTGGATCATCAACAACTGTTAGTGCTGTTAAAGATTATCTATATATACTAGCAAATCCATCGGCAGTAACTATAACTTTACCTGCATCTCCTGCTGACGGAGATACTATAGGTATTGCAAATAATTTTTTTACCTCGGGTGGAAACGTATCAAATGTTTTGGCTGCTAATGGATCTTCGAGTTCTAATGCAGATAAAATAATGGGAGATACATCTAATCTTGTTATAGATAACGGAAGCGCAGCATTTGATTTAGTATTTAGTTCGGCTGGTGCTCCAAACGGAAACGGATGGACTATAGTGGGTGGTAATTAATTAATGAATTAAATAAATAAAATAAATATGAGTAATTTTTCAACATTTTTTCCAGTACCAGGTGGTGGGGGCGGCGGCGGAATTTTAAAACAACACACGATAACAACAAGTGGAACTCTAGACCTTACAACACTAGGAATAGCCGATGGGAATACTATTGGTTTATTTTTAGTAGGAGGTGGGTCAGGTGGTTCTGCTTACCCACAAACCTCCTCTGGAGGTCAAGGTGGGGCAATTTGGCGGGCATCTGTTACAATAGGAATAGCTGGGACTATAACCGCATCTATTGGGGCAGGTGGTAGTGATACTTCCAACGGTGGAGCCACTACTATATCAGGTGGTGGTATCCCAAGTAGTATCTCAACAGGTGCATCCAGAAAGGCTAATTCTCCTTCCGGCGCAACAGCAGGTTTTGTTTGGAATGGAGGTGGTGCACTCCTTTCAAATTCAAGCTCCCAACAAGGTATTGATGGATATGGTATTGGGGGTACTTATGGTTCTACAAACTACAACCCCGTTATAAACCCCGAGTTTACTAACACAGGACGTGGTGGAGCATCAACATCAGCATCAAATACCCGAGTAGGCTATTCAGGAGTCTTAATAATTTTTTACTTATAATAATATGGAAACAATATATAACAAAATAGTAAATGGGGAGGTAGTAGATTGCATTGTCTCAGACGCTGCTTTTATAGCTACGCAAGAGGGTACGTGGGAACTAAGAGCAACACCCCCACCCCCAACAACAGAAGAAACTTCAAGAGATTGGAGAGATCAAGAGTTATCAAATACTGATTTTTGGGCATCCATAACTGACCACCCTCAATATAGTGATCGTATGGCATATAGAGTAGCTCTTAGAGACTGGCCTTCAACATCTGACTTTCCAGACACAAAACCAACATTATAATAAAATAAATAAATATGAGTAATTTTTCAACATTTTTTCCTGCTGCAGGTGGCGGTGGAGGTAGTTTAATAAGTTACGATCCACTTACTTTAAATAGAGTAAACGTTAGCGAGACTTATATGGTTTCAAAATATTCTGGTGGTGCTTGGCTTAACTCTACAAACCAGGTATTCTGGAGGTCAATGACTAACAATGCAGTAAGTGGACTTGGTCAAGTAGGAGCCGCTATAGATATGGCTACAAGTAGCAGTGCTTTTCAAACTATTGTAGATATTACAAACACAGGAAAAGGAGGTAAATTAATTTGCGTAGCTGGGCCTTGCGTAGAGGTAAATGTAGTGGTAAC